CTGCCCGAAGCCGCACCCCGCGTCCCCACTGCAAGCTCGCTTCGAGCTCCCGCATCAACTGCACGCCGGTGCGGAGGTGCGCGAATGAGCTTCGGGACCGGAAAGCAGGGAGCCAAACTGCGAGTGGGGGCTCTGCGCCCCGGAGACACTGGTGTCATGGCCTTCGAGGACTGCCACGAGGGACAGGCGCGCCATGTGCCGGCGGAGATGCCGGATATATACACTGACATCGACGAGCGGAACGGCTGGCGCGAGGAGGGCGAGGTGACGGACGAGGAGCGCGAGCGGATGCTGGTCTTCGCGGCCGACTCCATGCGGGAGATACTGACCTTCTGCGTGCCGAAACCGCCGAGGTCCTTCCGCGACGTGGTGCAGGTGGCCATGCGCTTCCTGTGCTGCGTTTGGCTGCTCCGCCCCGAGTTGCTGGGAGGGGAGACCCTCTCGAGCCTGGGGCGGCTCTTCGAGGGCGTAAGCCGCGCGGTGACGCGCAGCCACCTCTCCCAAATCGCCAGCTGCGCGAGCCGACGCTGGCACTATCACTCCCGAGTGCAGCGCACTGACACTGCGCGAGAGCACCACGCGGAGGCGGCTCGGAAGTCCTGGCCGAAGCGGAGGTAAACTAACTATGAACACACTGACAATGATACTGGCCGGACTCGGAGTGGGGTTCGGAGTGATAATCGGCGCGACGCTGGGGGCTATGGCGATATGGGCCCTGATCTTCGCGTTGACCCTGCTGGGCACGGGAGTCCTGTTCCTCGTGCGTCTCGTCTGGGCGAGCCTCAAACTGGCCTGTCTGGGGGCCTGTGCGGTCCTTATGGGCGTTTATGCGCTCGCCAAGCGTGCATGCGAGGTAGACTGGGCGTGGATCCTCCTGGGCTTCGTCTCGAGCGGCTACCTCATGGTGAACTGGAGGGAATTGTCCCTGTGGTACGCGGTGGTGGCCGTCACGGGGCTATCCGTGTCGTCCGCGTGGACGGTCACCCTGCTGGCCAAACGAGCGATGAGCCCGCATCGATAGATCCCCAACACCCGAGCCGCGGCGGGACCTACCGCGGCCGCAACCCATGAAAGACCCAACCCAATCAGAACCCGACAACATCGTGACCTTCCCGAGCGGGAAGATGCCCGCCTCTCTGCAGGAGGCCTACCTGAAGGACCCTACCGTGAACGTGCTGGTGAAGACCGGCGCGCCACTCGCTGACATCGTGCTGACCCTCTCACGGGAGAAGGCCAATCTCGGCAAGGCGCTCGTAGACGCGCAGCTGACTCAACTCCACCGCCCGATATGAGTCGACACATCTCAGACCGCATAACTCGTCGGCGGGCCAAGACGCGCGCCCGACTGAAGCGCGACAGGGACGCACTGATCCGACAAATCACCGACGGAGAGCTACCTGCCGGCACGCGGGTAGACCTCTACTTCATCGAGGTGGACATGCGAGCGCACTGCCAACGGTGGCCGAAGAATCGGAGTAAACGCTGGCGAGGCATTCGATACTACTTCGCCAGCAGGTTCATGCTGCTCCTTCCGGGATACCCCGCGCCGCTGCGAGGACTCCCTCCTAAAAATTCTTGAAGATTTTCATTTACAGTCCAAACTCCACGAGGTAGAAACTTCCTCACCAACCATGACCACCAAGAAAGTGAAGCCCGCCGTCGCTTCGAAAAAACCGGCCGCCAAGAAGAAAACTGTCGGCGAAAAGTCAGTGCGCGACCACGCCACCTTCCCGCCGTCCACACTGGCAGCCCGCGAGATCTGTCCGGGCTGGCGGAACTCCAAGAGCACTGAGTTCCAGAAATACGCCGACGAAGGCACCGCCATGCACGAGGCCGCTGAGAAGGACGACGTGTCCCTCATCAACGATGACAATGCGCTCCTCAAGGCCATCAACTCCGGCAAGTTCGCCCGTTGCACCGACGAACAGCGGCACTGCGTCCAGGAGGTCTTGGACTACGTGCGGCCTCTGGAGCGCGGCGCGCTCAAGGCCCTCAAGGAGGTGAGGCTCTCCATCATGCCCACATGGTGGGTGGAGTTCGGCACGGCCGATCGCCTCATCATCCAGAGGGACTACTCCATCGACGTCATCGACTTCAAGTTCGGGAAGACGGTCGTGCCGCCCGCCTACGGGAACGCCCAGGGGCAGGCCTACATAGTGGGGGCGATCAACTACTTCCGCGCCGACCCCGAACTGCGGCATCACCTGAAGGATGTGAAGAAGATCAGGGTGCACTTCCTTCAGCCTCGCGTTCACCAGGAGGCCGATTACTGGGAGTACGACATCGCGGAGGTGGACGCCATGATGCTGCGCATCGCTCGCATCTCCGCTCGGGTGCAGGAGCAGGACGCGCACCCAAAACTCGCCGCGTTGAACCCCACCTTCCACAACTGCCAGTTCTGTGGTCGCATCGGCGAGTGTCCCGCAGTCACCAACTGCGCGATCCAGCAGACCAACGCCTATGACGCGTTCCACAACCCCGACGCTCTGAACCTGCCGCCCATCGAGTCACCGTCCAAGATCGACGATCCTCGGACCATGGCGAGGGCGCGCGCCGCGGCCACCATCCTGGACACCTGGTCCAAGAGCGTGAAGACTCGTGCCACGTCGATGTGGGTGGACGAGGGCTTCGACATCCCCGGCTACAAGCTCGGCTATCGGGAGGGCAACCGCGGCGTGGCCAGTCCACTGTTGGCATACGGTGAGATCCACGGCGTCTTCAAGGAGTTGACCGGTGTGGACTTGGAGCCGCTGGTCTACATGTCCTGCTGCGACAAACTCTCCCTGTCCAGGCTTGACGACGTGGTGAAGGACCACGCGCCGAAAGGAAAGAAGGGTGAGACGGTCACGAAGTTCAGCGACCTCCTCAAGGAGCGGGGCATCGTCACTGTGTCGGGTGGAGGCGCAGAGCTGCGGCGCGTCAAGAGTGAACCTCTACCTCTCTGACTTATGGAGCATCTCACATTCAAACTCCAGAACACGATAGTGCTAGACTGGCCAGCCGAGGAAGAGCTGCCCGAAGTCGGTGCGGTCTTTCAGGTCGGCTGGTTTGGAGTCTTTCAAGTCATCAGCACTATGGTCAGCTGCGGAATGCCTCGGCGCAAGAGGGTCGGCATGAGGTTTCACCCGCAGATAACACCCGCTACTTGTTCGGGAACTGAGTTCCCAAAGGAGCTAGCCGGTGTTCATTAGCAAATCTTGAGTGATGCGCTCTCACGACGAGGGCGTGCGCGCAAACTCGGCGCCTCAGCGACGTAATCTGGGGCAACAACCAAAACGGAAACAAGACAATGGCAATCAAATCGTTCAAGAAGGGGGCGGCCAAACAACCCGCCAAACCCGAAGTGAAGTCCGCGCCGAAGGGCGCCAAGTCGGCCCCCAAGGGTCGCACGGCCAAGTCCGCACCGGTAGATGAACCCGGTGAAGACGAGAACACCGAGACGCGGGTGGTCCGACAGGATCAGGCCGGCGCAGGCTACGGTGACGTGGCCGGCGAGGTCGATCAGTCCGACATCAAGAAGCCCAAGCTCAAGATCGTCCACTCGGTGGGCGACCTCAGCGAGCGCTTCCCGCAGAACCAGGGCTACTACTGCCTCGGCGGCGAAGTGCTGTTGACGGACCCCAAGACACCACTCGACATCTGCGTCGTGCAGGCCAATGTGATCTATCAAGAGAACCTGGTCTATGGCTCCGAGGACATGCCTCGCGTGTTCAACACGTTGGCAGAGGTCAAGGACGCCGGAGGGTGGATCGAGTGGATAGACAATGAGAAGCCCCCATTCTCAAAGGCGCTCAATGCGGTGGTGCTCATCGAGCGCCCCGAGGGTATCGCCGACGTGGACGCGGGCTTCTTCTGCCTCGAGATCGAGGGCAAGGAGTATGCGCTCGCTCAGTGGCGCCTCACCGGCACCGCCTACACCTCTGCGGGGAAGGACATCCTCACGGCGAAGGCGATGAGTGGCGGACGGCCTCTGTGCTCGCGGCTGTTCAAGCTCACCACCGAGCGGGTCAAGAAGGGCGTGAACTGGGTCTGGGTCCCCCGCGTGAAAAACGCCGGCAAGACCTCGGACGAGTTCCAGACCTTCGTGGCGGAGCACGCTCGCTGCTAGCCTGCTGACTATACTACTGGGGCGGTCCGGACGTCATCTGGGCCGCTCCAGGAGGTCACAACACATCGATCTATGAACACTTTCCTGAACCGCCACGGAGTGAAGAAGAAGACTCTCGCCGTCGCTAAGGAGCTGCGCCCCGCCTGGGCGCCCTCTCGCGTGTCCGACGAGTTCCTCGACTATCTCGACGGCGTAGTACTGAACGCCATCAGGGCCACAGTTCAGTCTGCGCCCAGTATCGGCAAAACTCTGAAACCCCCCACCTCTCGCAAGTAGACTACCCACAACCCAACTCTATGGAATCCAATGACATAGGCCTCATGGCCTCAATGATGAACGGCCTGACTGGCCTGAAGACTAAGGCTCGCAAGCAGATTGCTCGCGTGTTCTCCCACATCACGCAGTCGCGCACTCTGGTGCGCTACTCCGACCGCCTCTACCTCCGCACGCCGTCCGGAGCGCTGATTCGCGCCACGGCCAAGAGGCTAGACGACAAGACCCTCGACGAGGCGGAGGAGAACCTGCGTGACATGCGCGGGCTCGTCGCGCAGTATCAACTGAAGGGAGGCCGCTGATGTCTCGCTCCGCCGCACTCAAGAAGACCGCGACTACGAAGTCTCGCTCCACCGTCACGAAGAAACCCGTCGCCCCGAAGCGCCACGCCGCGAGCGTCCTCAAGAGGGCGCGTGAGCTGAAGCGGGATGTGGACGCGCTCAACGCGACCGCCCCAAAACCTCGAACCCCGAAGCGAGCGGTCGCCGAACAGATGGAACTGCCCATGGGCGAGACGGCTTCGCCGGTCCGACGCCGCAAATCTACACCGGTGAAGGCGGTCAAGACCCGACGTCGCGCCGTCGCGCCGTCTGTGGAGGGAGGGGATGAGGCGCCCATCCCGGTGAAGGCCAGCGAGATGCTCACTGAGATAAAACTCGCCGTCGACCACAAGCGGCCTCGGGCCATGATCGACTTCGAGACCTACTACGACGCCAGTGAGTGCACCATCAAGAAGTTGGGCAACTGGGCCTACTGTCACCACCCGTTGTGGGAGGCCTACCTGGTCTCCATCGTGACGACGGACGGCATCACCTACGTGGGCGACCCGGCCCGCGCACCGTGGGAGAAGATCATACACCACGAGTGGTGGAGTCACAATGCCGCCTTCGACCGCACGGTCTATGAGACGTTGATGGAACTCTACCCCGCCACCTACTACTTCCTGCCGCGCATCTGGAACTGCTCCGCCAACCTGTCCGTCTACTTCGGCGCGCCTCGCGCTCTGGCCGGGGCCATGAAGGCCCTGCTAGACGTCGACGTGTCCAAGAACATGCGGACGTGGGCCAAAGGCAAGACTGGCGCGGACATCAAGGCCGCCGGCAAGTGGGACCAGATGTGCGAGTACTGCCTCGACGACTCCAAGCACGCCCTGGAGCTGGTGAACCTCAAGGCCGACGAGTGGCCCATCGAGGAGCAGGCCATCAGCATCCTCTCCTACACTCGGGCCAATCGTGGCTTCTACCTCAACAAGGCACTGGCGGAGCAGTATGTCGAGGACCTCGAGCAGTTCCTCTGGAAGTGCCGCAAGGACATCCCATGGGCGAAGACGCTGCCGGATCACGACGGCGTGCTGGCCACCACTGCGGTCGCCGAGCACTGCCGCAAGGTGGGCATCGAGGTGCCGGCGTCGCTGGCCGAGGACGACTGGCGGTGCAAGCAGTGGGAGGACAAGTACGGCGACAAGTACACCTTCGTAGCGGCCATGCGAGACTTCCGCAAGGGCAACATGCACCTGAAGCGCATCAAGACCATGCTGCGTCGCCTTAAGCCCGACGGCCGTGTGCCCTACGGCATCAAGTATTTCGGCGGGCACACTGGTCGTTGGAGCGGAGACGCCGGTCTAAATGTACAGAACCAGATGCGCAAACCGTTCACCAGCAAGCGCATGCCTAAACTCAGCGTCGACATTCGCAAGCTCATCATCGCGCCGCCCGGCAAGAAGCTGGGCATCGTCGACCTGGCGCAGATCGAACCTCGCTGCCAGCTGTGGATAGGCGAGCGCTGGGACACCCTGCAGTTGATCCGCGACGGGGCCAGCATCTACGAGGTTCACGCCCGTGAGACCATGGGCTGGAAGGGAGACTTCGGCACGCTGAAGGCTGAGTCTCCAGACAAGCAGTTCATCGCCAAGCGCCGCGTGCTCAGTCTCGGCTATGGCGCCGGGGCTCCCCGCTTTCGGGACTCCTGTGCAGAATTAGACTACGACATCTCACCGAAGGAGGCCGAGAAGCAGGTCGCCGACTTCCGCGAGAAGTCCAAGTGGATCGTGGACTTGTGGAACTCCCTTCGCAACGAGCTCATCAAGGCGGCCCGGGCGCCAGAGCGTCGACTCGAGGTAGAGCTGCCCTCTGGGCGCAAGCTGCGGTACATGAACATCAAGAACATCGGAGGCAACTACGCGGCTCAGGTAGAGATCGGGGGCAACCACCGCAAACTCTACGGGGGACTGCTCTTCGAGAACTTGATCCAGGCCATCGCGCGAGACGTCTACGCGCTATGTCTGCTTCGCTGCGCTATCGCCGGTTTCGACGGCATCTTCGACGTGCACGACGAGGGCGTCTACGAGGTGGATGAGAAGACCGCCGACAAAGATGTGAAGGAGATCGAGCAGCTGATGTCCGTCTGTCCCGATTGGCTCGAGGGCTGCCCCGTCGGGGCAGAGGGCCATGCGTCTGAGCACTACATGAAGTAGACGAAACCACGTCCGGAGGCAGTCCTAGCAAGACCTGGGAGGCCTCCGGACTAGGGTCTTAGTATGAACGCGAGACCCATCTGAAATAAGTTCAACTTTTCTATTTACAACCCGGCCTCGGCTCGTCTAGACTGAGACCTCACAATCTAACTCACTATGCAACATGAATCTCGAATCCGCCCCTGCACGCCGGTAGGTCTGTGCGAGTATCACCCCGCCAATCACGTCGACTACGAGTACCTTCGGCTACTCCACCACGTGATGTCCACCGGACTTCCCCGAGGCGACCGCACCGGCACCGGCACCTTCTCCGTGTTCGGCGCGCAGATGCGCCACGACATGAGTCTAGGCTTTCCGCTCATCACCACCAAAAAGGTGTTCTCCCGGGGCTCGATCGCTGAGTTCTGCTGGATGATCCGCGGCAACACCAACACGAAGTTCCTGCAAGATCGCAACGTTCACATCTGGGATGAGTGGGCCAAGGAGAACGGTGAGCTCGGACCGATCTACGGCAAGCAGTGGCGCTGCTGGCAGGGAGCTCGTTCCGCCGATGGGGAGACGCGAGTCTTCGCCATAGACCAGATAGCTCGGCTAGTGCACGACTTGGGGACCGAACCGTTCAGTCGTCGCCATGTGGTCAGCGCGTGGAATACTACTGACGTGGACGACATGTCCCTGCCCCCTTGTCACACGCTGTTCCAGTGCTACGTGCGGGAGGACCTGCTGCGTGGGGAGGCTAAACTCGACCTCCAAGTATACTGCCGGAGCATCGACATCTTCCTAGGGCTCCCCTTCGACCTGAGCTTGTACGGAATGCTGCTCAGCACGTTGGCGCGACTGTCCGGCTACACGCCCGGAGAGCTGGTGGTAACCTTTGGGGACCTGCATCTGTACAACAACCACTGGCAGCAGGGCATGGAGCAACTGCAGCGCATGCCTATGCCTCAGTTGCCCACCATGGAGTTGAGCCCGGCGATCCAGACTGTCGAGGACTTGGACTTCATCGATCTCGAGTACTGGTGTCTGAAGGACTATCAGTCTCATCCGGTCATCAAGGCTGGCATCTCCGTCTAGGCCATGCCAAACTTCAGCAACAAGCGATGCGAGTGCGGTCAGCTCGCGACAGTCAAGACTCCTACCGGTCTGATATGCGAGCGCTGTCACCGCATTGAGCAGATGCAGGCCATGGGGGAGGCCGAGGGGCGCCGTCGCGCGCCGAAGGGCTGGCGCGGTGGTGGTGCCTACGACTGCTACCACGCAGTGATCTTTAACGCCGGCAAAGGGCCGGCAACCGGCTTTCACAAACTATGATCCTCTTTGGACTATCAAACCAGAAAGGCGTCGACGTCACGCCCTGCAAGCCTTGGAGCTACGAGCCCAGTTATCCGCGCAACTACAAGACGATGGACAAGGCGGCGTTTCGCGCGTGGTGCTGCAAACCCACCACTAAGCACCTGTTCTTCTCCGGCTACGAGGGGCTGAATCCGCATCAGCGAGTGAACACCACCAACAAGCCCTACAAAGTCCACGCACTGGTCATCGACTACGACGCCAAGGTGTCGGATGAGATGCTCAAGGAGATGGACACACCGGAGTTTGGTCCTACAGGCATCAGCAGGACTCGCTCCGGAGGAGCGCGCTTGGTGTTCGCCTTCGAGGAGCCGCTCTTCGTCTACACTCCACAGGTCACCAAGAAGTTCCTGGCTCGATGCCGTAAGGAGCTGAACCTTCAGGGACTGCTGCCGGGCTTCGACGAGGAGGCGTTCTACGCCTTCGACAAATATTACGAGGTGGGCACTGAGTGGGACTATCGGCCAGAGGACACCATCCCCGCGACCGTCGGGCAGAGTTGGCTCATCGAGGCCAGTGAGAAGGGCGACTGGACCAAGGAGGGGCCCAACATCCCCATCGAGGACGTAGCTGCGGAGGTCGAGCGCCAGTTTCCTCGTCGATGGAATGGAGGGGACTTCGTGCTGGGTGCGAGGGGACTTCGCTTCTGGGACCCCACTGCTGACTGTCCTACGGCGGCCATCGTGCGCGATACGGGCATGCAGTGCTTCACTGGGCCCAAGCAGTTCATGTCCTGGGGCGACATACTCGGTGCCGCGTTCGTCACTAAGTATGAGGCAGAGAAGACTGCTGGGGCCATCGAGGACATATGGTGGGACGGCAAGGACTACTGGCTGCAGGACCCGAGCGCGACTTGGGTGTGCCACAATCAGACTAACCTAGGCAAGCATCTAGCGGTGAAGCGCGGGCTCAGTCCGTTCTGCGGCAAGGGCGACACCTTCAGTGAGGTGGACCGCGCCGTCGTGGCCCTTCAGGACCACAATCGGGTGAAGGGGGCTGTGCCGTTCGTGCATCAGCAGAAAGGCATCGTGACGCGCTTCGGGCGTCGCTACCTCAACACCAGCACGGCTGAGTGCCTACCGCCGGCCGACAAACCCCAGAAGTGGGGGCAGGACTTCCCTTGGATCGCCGACTTCCTGGACGGCTACTTCGAGCCGCACGACAGTCTCGACTTCTTCTTGGCCTACCTTAAGCGCTTCTACGAGACGGGCAGGCAGGGTGACTTGCAGCCCGGGCAGGCAGTGTTCATCGCAGGCGAGTCCGGTCTCGGCAAGACGCTGCTCTCCACCGTCATAGTGGCCACTATGATGGGCGGGCATGTGGACGCCAGCGACTATCTCCTGGGTGAGACTCAATTCAACAAAGAGCTCTTCGAGAGCAGTCTGTGGACGATCGACGACACCATGCCAGCAGCTGACCAGCGCAAGCACGGTCTCTTCTCGAGCATGCTTAAGAAGATCGTCGCCAATCGCACCTTCGAGTGGAACGCTAAGTTTAAGGACCAGCAGTCCATCCCGTGGATAGGTCGCATCATTGTGACCTGCAATGCAGACGTGGAGTCCATCCGCATCCTCCCCGACATGGAGGCCAGCACTCTGGACAAGATCAGTCTGTTCAAGGCCGCCAGCACTAAGAAGAACTTTCCCCTGGACCTGCACAAGGTGATTGCCAGGGAACTACCGTTCTTCTGCCGCTGGCTCCTGGATTGGACCATCCCAGAGCGCTGCGTCGGCTCAGCTCGCTTCGGCGTGAAGAGTTACCACGAGACCAGTCTGCTCGAGACGGCCAAGGAGAGCAGTGACTCCGCGCAGGTGTCAGAGCTGCTGGCCATCTGGAAACGCTCCTACTTCGACGAGAGCAGGGAGGAGCACTGGGAGGGCAGCGCCACGGAGCTGCTGGCGGAGATGCTCAGCAATGACGCTATCCGCGACATCGCGCGCTCCCTCACCGCCAAGGCCCTGGGACGAGCGCTCGGCAAGATGCAGGCGCAGGGCGCGCCACTCGAGAACTTTCGCAGCGGCCACGGAGGCGGACGCAGCTGGCGAATCTACCGCGCCTCCAAGAAAGGAAAGACTAAATGAACGACCGACCCAACCCCTTGAGCTTCCTGCCCACGCCCGGCGAGTGCCGACGCGTGCCAGGGGGCTTCATAATGGTCCGCGAGTGGACTGCGACTGAGGCCTCCGACGAGGTGAGCGGGGATATAGTCATGCACTTCCGCGTCAGTAAGTCTGACTACGAGGCCGCGAGGGCCCATCGAGATCAGCCTCTGCTGGAGGCCCAACACCTACTCCCACGATGATCCTCACAGCTGAAGAGTACGAGGCTGAGGTGGGTGAGAGTCTGCAGACGTTGCGAGAGGAGCGGCTCTTGACGGCCCTCCTCGAGGACGTGGCCAAGCCAAAAGACAAAGACTGCGGAGAGACTCCCGCCCAGACATTCTTGAACGATCGCTGCACTCGCTGCGCGGCTAAGGACCTAGAGATCGCGCGCCTGCGAGCCACCATCCGTTTCCTAGTGAAGAGGATAGAGGCGCGAGGCGTCGCCATGGCCGAGCTAGCTGGGTCCCAGAAACCCTCTCCATCCTAACCTGGCGTTCGCACTCGAGACGAATAAAAGGCCTCCTAGGGTCATCCTAGGAGGCCAGTTTTATGCCCTGATCGCGATAGGTCAGAACAAGTGCAGTCCAGCGGTCAAGTCGCCGTCGTTGAGGGCCGTCAGGTTGTTCAACTTGACCTGGACGGCGGAGCATGCCTGCTCCTCCACCGAGCCCGCGGCGAACACGATCCGCTGAATGGAGTGCGTGCCCCCACTGCGGCGAACACGCCCGAGAATCTGCCGCAACACGATGGCGCTGAAGCAGGGGCTGATGAGTGCACCTCGGCGGCGTTGGTGGTAGACGTCGTGGAGGTCGATGCTCTGCCCGCCGGCCTGCGCGTTGCAGCCGATGGTCCAGCTCTCATTGCGCTGGAAGCGGTCGATGTTGACCTGTCGCTCTCCGCGTTTGTTGCCCCCGTAGACCAGGCAGTCCGTGCCCACGCGCTCCGCCCACGCCATGAGACTATCGTTGAAGTTGAAGAAGACGGGCACGCTCAGCCCCTCCTCCAACCACTGCTTAGTGAGCTCCACGAAGGTGGGCACCTTCAGCAGCTCGGCGTGCTGGCGAGCACGGGTCATGACGGTCAGGGCGGACGGCTTGTCCTCCTCAGCCCGCTCCGCCAGCGCCTCGATCTCCTTCTCCATCTCGTCGTAGGCAACTTGAATGGCACCGTCGTCGTTGCAGTCGAAGCACTCCGCCGTGATCTGACTCGACGGGAACGCGGCCCCCAACTCGTCTACGGTGGTCCTCTCTCCCTTGTCTGGGAAGATGGCCCTGTGGATCGGGAGCATGCCCTCTGGACCGCCGCGGTACACCAGGCCGTAGCCATCGGACACGCAGCCGTTCATCAGACACCACTGATGGAAGTCCACGCCGGAGTGCAGACCCAACAGCATCCCGAGCGAGTACATCTCCAGCGGACTCATCGCCAGAGTGGCGGACAGGGGCATAGTTGGGATGCCTTGGCGGAGAGCCGCCGTCAGCATGGCGCTGGCGCGACTCTCGGCACCGCGACAGGCGTGCGCCTCGTCGAAGACCAGCACCGTGCGCTTCGGCAGAGTCCACTCAAAGGTCTTCTCCGTCTTGGTGAGCGCATGCCACTGCCCCCAGTCCGTATTGCCCGTGCGCACCATCTCGTAGTTGAGAGGCTCAGTCTGCACCCGCATGTGAGCGCCCGCGCGAGTCCAAGCTGGGAGCACGGACTTCGGGCAGAGCACTCGCGCCCGCCAACCGCCGAACTCACGGATCGCCCCGAGGGCCATGTAAGTCTTGCCGACGCCTGGATCGCTCGCGTCCAGGGCCACTCCGTTAGTGAACAGTGAGTGAGCCAGCAGGCGCGTCGGATCCACCTGATAGGTCAGCAGTCCAGAGGGGTCCACATCGTCGATGTGAGACAGCAGTTCGGCGCGACGAGCGCGCTCCACGGTGTCCCAGCACAGACCTGGGGCGTCGCGGAAGTCGGCCAGTGAGTCCTCACTAACTGGAGACCATCCGGGCGGGACGGGGGTCATCCAGACGAGTTCATGTTTGCCGGTCTCCTCGTTCTTGCGGGCGCTAATACCCGCGGCGAAAATGCTCTGCCGACGAAAGCCACGGAAACTTCGCCAGAAACTTTGGGTGGGCGTCCCTCGGCGCACCAGTCGTGGGCCCTTCGGCGTGTCGACTATCTCCCCGCTCGTCCAACGCTCCGCGAGCAACTCCAATTGCATCGGTGAGAGTGCCATCTAGCGGGTCCTCCCTGGTTTCACTCGGTCCAGCAACTCCTGCGGAATGGGCTTGCCCCATCGCTTTAGCGCACCGATCTTTGCGGCCGCAGTCTTGGCAGAGCTGCTCTTGAGGCCGCCCTTGCGCCCAATACGGGACATGTAGGCGCTGACGGCGCTGTCGTTCTTCTTCGGTTTCATGGGCATGGCAGAATAACGGGTAGTCCCCGTCTCGACGGGGCTTCAGTTGTTTTAAGTTTTGAAGCTCTCGCGGTAGTGTAGTGCCGATCAGGTGGAGTTCCTCTTCGCTGATGGACAGGCACTCGGCCGGGTCCACGCAGTAGAGTCGCGCCAGCTGATCGGCGTCGATGAGGTGGATGTCGAAGTCCGTCCGCGAGTGGACGAGTCCCGACACCAGTAGGAACTTCTTCACGCCTTGATGCGATTGACGAAGCGCCGAAGTCCGCGGGTCTTGCCGAACTTCACGTAGAGCCCCTGCTTCGAGTCGCTGCAGGTCACGACGTACTGCTGACGAGTCCGCTCCAGGCGAATGCGCCACGTGAACCCCTGCTTGTCCAGAAAGGTCTGCGCGGGTAGGAGACGGATGCGCGGCTCCTTGGCCAGACGGGCGATGGTGTCTTTGGCGATGGTGACGAATGGAACTTCAAACTGCATGTGTTTTTTCATTTTGGTTGGTGTTTGGGTTTTGGTTGTTCTACATGGCGGTGACCATATACTCCGCGACGTCGCGCCAGTCGGCGGGGTCGTCGCTGTACAGGTCGCACACCTTGAGAAAGGTTCGCATGTTCAGGTCCCCGATCTTGTCGCGGAGACCGTCCAGAAATTCGATTACCTCCATCTTCGCCTCGAGCGTCATGTCGTTCTCGACGGCCTGACAGATGCCGCGCATGCGTTCTATCTTCTCGGCGGAGGTCATGGATACGTCCACGATGAGGGAGCGCGAGACGAGGGCCTGAGGCATGTCCTCGAGGCGATGATTGCTGATGAATATCACGAAGCCCTCGAAGTCGAAGCTCTTGGGCAGGTCGTCGTCGATGCGAGACAGCTCGGTGAGCCAGCTGATGCGGCGCACTCCGTAGGAGTCGAGCGCGCCCTTCAGCAGGTTAGTGGCGGTGTCGTTCTTGAGCACGGAGTCGCAGTCGTCGAAGACCACGATCTTGTCACGATTGTTCCAGAGGGCGCGATACATGGCCTTCGGCGTGGAGAAGCCCTTGATGACGATGTAGTCGCCGTCGTCCATTTCGTCAGTCTCCTTGCCGTGCTCGTCCTTGAGCGGTAGAATCTCCTGCAGTCCGAGCGCGTCGAACTGCTGGCGGACTGTGAAGGACTTGCCGAGGCCGCCCTCACCAGTGATGATGAAAGACTTGGCCTGACGCTTGCCGACCATGCGGGCCATCTTGGCTAGGAAGGCGAAGCGCTGCTCCACAGTGAAGCGCGACTCTTCAGGCTCTTCCATCTCGGCGGTGAGTTTACTGGCAGCCACGTCGTCAATGGCAGGTGTGCCGTCGTCCTTAGCATTACGGTGGAGGCGGCGGCCATTGTAGTCTACGATGCAGATGTGGTACTTGTCGGACCACTCCAAGAACTTGGCGGTGACCGTCTGCCCCTGCCATGTGATCTTTACGGGTTGACCCTTGCGGAGGGTCTCTTTAGTGGGTATCATTGCTGGTTGTGAGTTGAGACTAGATGTGCTGGCGCAAGTGGCATACAGGGCAGCCAGCGTAGCCGGGACCGAGGTCCCTCCAGTAGTCCTGGTGAGTCGTAGAGTGGCAATTACTGCATGCGCGGTGAAAGGGCTGACGCACCTTGGCGGGGACGGCAGTCGCGCGGTCTAAGGTGTCCTGCAGGAGGGTGACCGCCTCGGCGAGAGGCATGCTCTTGATGAGGCGGACGAGGGTCTCGGTGTCAATGTTCATGAGAGAAGTATGCCAAGCGGGTTGGGAAAAGTAAATAAAAAAGTTGCCGGCGAGGTCACTTTTCTCCCAAACTCTTAGAGATCAGCGACTTACGCCGGCAACTTTTTCCTACCGGGACCAGAATGCGACTTCCGCCAGCACTTTTAGGATGGCGAAGAGTCCCAGGGCGAGGACGGCGATCAGCAGGACACCGGTGAGATAGCGCATCCAATAGGACTCCGCTATCTGCCCCAGACGACGCTGCTCGCAGAGTATCAGCAGCCGGCTGTCCGGTCGCCAGTTTGGATTCTCGCGAGCGCGGTGACACACGTGCAGAGCTCGGGAGGTCATGATGCGGCCTCCTCGCTGACGAGTCGCTTGAACAACTCACCAGCAACTGCCCTGTGGTAGGGGTCATTCCACCAGTGGTTCAACCCCGACGGGTGAGGGAAGAAGTAGACGCACAGCGGACCCACCTGCCGACAGTCTAGAAAGTTCATGCCCTTGAGGGGTAGCCATCGAGCGAAGGCGTCATGCACGCGATTGCCGAAGAGCACGATGGTGAGAGCTCGGCGCTCTTTGCCCTCCAGCATCATGCGAGCCTGCTCCTCGGCTCGTCCACGGCTCCAGTGGTCTGGGGGAACCTCGAAGAGATTGGTGCGGATGGTGTGGGCGATGTAGTCACCGTGAGTGACACCGGAGACCTTCTCCAGTTTCTGGGCGAACTGCCCCAGGCACGCGTCGCGGTTCTCCTTGGGAGGGCACTCTCCCACAAGGATCAGAGTAGGCCATCGGTGGTTCATTTACGGGTCCTCCTCTTGACGGGTTTGTCGGTGGGTTCAGGCGAGTCGGCCTCCGGCTCGCGACTCAGAGTGGGCAGTCCGTGCTTCTTGAGCACGGCGTCCAGCTTGTCGCACACCGACGTGGTGGCCCGTTGGAGTTCGGTGATGTACTCCCCCACGGTGCGCGCGTCCTTCGTGCGGGGCATGCGCTCGATGAGTCGCCGGCAGGCTTCGGGGAGAGTCTGATAGTATTTCAAACTAGCGAAGCGGTCTTGACCCTCGTCCTTGGCGCCCTTGCCCCCGAGGGAGTGCTGGGCCACGTAGAAGTTCTTGTCGTCGTATATTCCCACGGCGTAGCCGGGGACTCGAAATAGCTCTTGCATTGGGTTGGGTTGTTGGTCCCGGGGAGAATCCGGCGACTTGCACGGACCTCCCCGGAGACTGATTTCTACTGCCTTCGCGATATAGTCAGCCGATAGGTGGACCGGCCGACTTTTTCTATCTCGCCGACACGCGGGAGACTCTTACTGAAGAACGAATGCACATTGGCTGTCGGCATGCGCAGGCGGTGGGAGAGCGACGCCACGGTCACTCCCTTCCCGTTGGCCTTGGCCAGCGCTCTGAGTATTCGGTCTCGGGTCTTATGCGGTCGCCGCGAGGCGGATCGCTGCAGGGCAGTCTGCAGGCGATCCACCTCGCGCTGCGCCGCATTATATTTCTCCCTCGCGTTCAGCAGGGCCTTCTTGAGTTCACTCCTTGTCTCCATAGTATTCTCCTTTTAGCCCTTGGTCGGGTTGTTGGCGGTTCTACTCCACCATGTCGAGCACGGCGGCGACGATCTTCTCGAACTTGGCTGCGTCGAGACCAGAGGCCTTCTTCACGTCGAAGAAGCTCTGAGCCTCCTTGACCTTGACGGAGAGTTCAGCGTCAACGGCCTTGGCCACGGCGGTCTTGAGGCGGGGGATCATCCAGTTGCGCTTGCCGTTGTTGGTGAAGACCATCTTGCTGGTCTGCTTCGGCGGAGTGGGCTTCTTCTCAGCCTTCTTGGCGGGTTTGGCCTCGGCCTTCTTCTCAGCCTTCTTGGCGGGTTTGGCCTCGGCCTTCTTCGTCGGCTTCTTGGCCTCCGTCTTCTTGGCCTCCGTCTTCTTGGCCTCCGTCTTCTTCGCCGGTTTGGCGGCGGAGGTTTCAGTCGTGGGGGCCGTTGTGGTCTCAGGTTCCATAGGTATTGTCTTCTCTGTTGTTTGGTTTTGGTTATCTTCGGCAGGTGATTCCGCCGTTGATGATAGAAGTATGCGCCCTTTTCTCGCCGTCGTACACAAAAATTTTCGGCGGGCAGGGCGAAACGGACCCAGAAGCCTTACAGACAAAGGATCCGGCGTCAAAAAGAATTTTCGACGGGCGGGCAGAAAATGGGCAGAAAGCGCCCTCCTAGAAGGACCCTGTGAGTCCTTTTCTCAGAGGGGGAGCCTGTAACCAGGGCGATTCGGACGGGGTTTGGTCACGAAGTCCCAGAGAAGAAGCGCGTCGCACGTGGCGAGCGTAACGCCTGCGAGCGCAGGAAAACGGCGCTTGGCCTCCGCGCAGAGGGCGCGCTTCCAGGCGGGCTTACCCATCTGCGTACCGGTCCCGAGGCGAAGGGGGTGCTGCCAGGCGAAGGGGGCGACGCGGATCAACTCCCAACCTCGCGCCGCTGCAAACCCACGATAGAATCCGGTGTTGTCCCCGAAGGTGAACATGGAGGACCCCGTGTTGCCCTCTCCGCCGATGTACCCGCCGACGAGCTCGAGAGTCATGCGCGCCTCCCCCTGAACGGCGTCGAACAGTGCGGTCACCTGCTCGTCGCTCTTGTAGGGTGCGATGCGGCGCAGGTCGCGACCGGTCGAGATGACCAGTCCGCCGTGGACGCCAGGGTCTATGACCACCTCAGTCATGCCGGAGCGAGGTCACCGTCTGCCCAGTCCCAGGTGACGAGTTGCCGGCATTCAGTGGGCAACCCCAGGGTGGCGATCGCCGCGGGGTTCAGGTCAATGCCGGCACCGTTCGTGATGTTGGATACGTGAGGCATACAGTCGGCGAGTATGCAGGTCACAGACTTGCCGTTAGTCTGTATCACCACACGCTTGCGCCGCGCGCCTCCCTTCGAGCCCCAACGGAGGGCCATGATCTCGGGAGGGAGCGCGCACATCGGCAGACTGGTCTGCGCGGTGACGTCCCCCCAGCAACCGATGCCATTGTCTCCGACCTTGAACGCTTGCTGGTCTGACAGACCGCGGGCCTTGGCGGCCTGGAACGCCCTCAGGTCGGCCATGGAGGCGAAGGATGTGGCGATGGCTTTCATGCCTTGGCGGGCGTGTCAAAGTGGAACTGCGCCTGCCGGTCCTCGTCGAAGGAGGACTGCCCGCCCAGGTGCACGGCCTCGTAGAGAGTCACTCGCTCCTCCAGGTTCACGCCCTCGAGCTCCATGGCGGTCTTGAACCAGGAGTCGCACTTGTCCTTGGGCCACTTAGCCTTCCGATACAGTGAGTCGTGAAGGGCGGCCGACTTCCAGTATTTGCCGAAGGGCGGGATCACTGACCACGCCGCCCGGGGACTGGACGCGCCGTCGGAGGAGTCGCCCACCTCGATGGTGTAGGACTCTCCGTTGGGGTGGGTGAAGGTGAGGGACTCCGCAAAGATGAAGTTGCGCCCGTCTGAGGTGAACCCCTTCACCATCGGTTTGTCGAAGCCTGGGGTCATTTCTTGGAGGGGGTCAGGGGCCGCAGTTGGAAGACCCACTCGCTAGTGAAGGTCATGGGAGCTGACCAGGACGTCTTGTGGGAGATGCTCTGGCAGTCACGGCGAACGTCCCTGGCCAGATTAGTGCACCCGGTCAGGGACGTCGCGACGACCAGCATGAGAGCCAGCGTCTTCATGATCTACTTGCCGGCGACTTGCGCAGCAGCGGTAAAGATCTGATTCACTGTGTCCTGCGTGATCTGCCCGACCGGCAGTTGACTCACGATGGCTCGACCAATCTTGGACTCTGCGTCTGAAGTACCCGCACCAGAGGCTAGGATAGCCGCCACGTCTTGAGTCTTCACGGAGGTGCTCGTGTAGGCCTGCGCGATGGTAGCTATCCCGTCAAGGGCGGCTGCAGCCACCTTCTGCTTGTCGACCTTGCCTGTGTTGACGTAACTGTCAGTCGCCGCCTGCGCCACCTCGGCGAGGACGGGAGCCAGGGTGTCACCGGCCTTCTTGATCTGCGCGGTAGTGCAAGCCGCTAGGAGCGCGCACGCCGTCACGATGATGAGTTTTCGCATGATATTACTTACTGATGCCGGCGGACTGCACGGGGGTCGCCGGTGGGTTGTCGTTAGGTCCCGTGAACCGGTTAGGGTCCTGCACGAATGCGTGCAGGGCAATGAGACCTGCCATGGCCGAGGACAGGCCGAGTTGGAGGTATTGATCGGAGGTCATACCCACATGAAGTGCGCCAGACAGGTTATTGAGGACCTGGATGGCCACATAGGAGCCCCCGAGCAAGTAGAGCTTGATCTTCATACTCCTACAGCTCCTGTCAGTCTCTAGGACCTCCGTAGGGACCTGACCTGGAGGCAGAAGGTGAGCGTCAGAGTGACGGCCGTCATGGCCAAGATGAACCATCGAAGCATGGATTCGATGTGCTCCGTAGACACCGCCAGAGAAGTGGCGATGCCCCCGCCAGAGGAGAACCACCCGATCTTGACCACGTTGGTCTCGAGCAGGGCGTGGAATCGTTCAGCGAACTCAGGTAGACGAGAGAGGATCATGGTGCGTGTAGACTGGCGGTTTCACTATTCGCCCAACTGTCAAAGCCTACGAGACGTAGGGGAAGTCTAGCTTCACCTGAAGTCGAGCGGCGAGCACTGCCGTCAACTGCTCCTCGCCCACAGCCTTGATAGCCGCGTCCGTGGACGATTGCTTTGTCACCGCGTCCACGTAATCCAGGTCGCTGCATCCGCGCGAAACGTACGCCGCCGCACGCAACGCCTTCTGTTCGATGTTCACGCTCGCCGGAGTAGGTAGCGACTGCCGCGAGCTTCCGACGTAGGCTCCTATCGTGCGGCAGCCCACAGTAAACTGGAGCGATACCGCCCACGAGGACGAGTCCCGCACGCTGATCGACGTGTAGGCGTTTCCACCGATCATCTGCCGTGCGGCGGACTTGGTGGGGGGAGTTACCTTCTGTGCGTCGTAGGCGGTATTGAGCGCCTTGATCGCCTCGCTGTAGGTGATGTCATTCATGGTAATTTAAAAGGAAGGAAGCCGATACGGATTCGCGTTGTTATAGAGCCACGAGGCTTCATTCGCTGTGGCCGGATGATCTAGCACCGCCACCTTCGACACCCTGCCGACGCCGCCCGTCCCATTGAGACTAAGAAGCCCATGAGGACTGTTCGCCCACATTCCCCCATATGAACCGCCCGCTATTTTGGCCACTCCGTCAACATACAGGTCGATGATGAAGGCGTAGGTCCACCAGTCTTGTGTCCACACAAGTCCATGATTCACCAGGACCACGTGATGCCAACCAGTATCATTCGGCATGTAGGAGGACAAATCAATCTGACCGTTGATGTCCCAGTTCCCATTGTCGTCCTCGAACAAGACGGTCGGAATCGGGAACTTCGCCTGCGCGTTGGTTCGACGGACTAGAGACACCAGACTGTAGGCACCTCCGAGGGAAGCGTTTTCAACCGTGAAATCCTGATTGGCTGCGGTAAAGTCCGCGCAGTAGTTCACATTGTCCGGGGAAACCACGTCGTAGTCCAGAATCATGGCCGCGCCGTTCACAGCCGTCAGATCGGCGAAGGACGCCTTCGAGTCGCTCAGTGTGTCGCCCCGGTAGAAGGCTGAGAGCGTAGGATATGCAGGCATCACGAGGTTGAAGCTCTTAGTGACGGTAAAGCTATCGACGTAGTTAGTACCGATGAACTTACACCAGATTTCGATCCACTGGGCCGTCTGTCCATTGACCGTCTGGTTTGGATCGCGCCACAGATTCCAGTCGAATAACTGAGAGGCGCCGGTGCCCAGGTTGGTGGTACCGTCGATGTTGGACCCATCGCCGTTGTAGGACCAGGAGTTGTACCCCCACTGGTAGGTGATGGACTGAGGGAAGCCGGTCCAGTGTCCATTGCCGGTTACGTTTCCAGTCGTTCCTACCGTCTGGTTATTGTCCAGTGCCGCGGAACCGTCGCTCTGGACGCCCGCCCCGGGTTCCAGCAGAATCAACCCGAAAGTTCCACCTGTGTTTACAATCTGCAGACTCGCACCCTGCGTGTGGTCGGTGTAGTCCATAGCCGCGCCCTGAATACTGAACCCATTTCGCAAGAACGTAGGCGCATTGGTGTTCCATACGCCCTTCACATCGATGAATTCAATCGCGCCACCCACCGGTAGAATGGAGCTGATAGTGACCCCGAAACCTCCGTTCGTAGTGTCGAGCGCATACTTACCCCCGTCTACGGCAGTGAAGGCGGAGGTCTTCACCACGAAGTCCACTATGGGAGACGCAGCTGGAACAAGGGCGAAGAAGGCGTTCTCAGTTCCGAGTGCTGTGACATTGAAGATCAAGTACTTCACACCGGTGTCATCCTGGTGAACTACCTGCCCCTCCCGCACCTGCACAGAGGTCAACGCCAACCTGGCCGCCGCATTGGCCACGTGGATGGGAGAGGTGAGCACCGCTGGAGTGATGTACTCCACGGAGTCCTCTATGATGGCATTCTGGAACACCACCGAGACAGTCTGACTGCGCGACCAGGGGGCGTCACTGGAGGTCCTCCAGGCGAACTCCCCACTGCAGGAGAAGGTGGCTACGTCATCGGTAGGGTCGCCGTCTACCTTCAACCCGGCCTTGATGGGCGCAGTGTTGGCGTTCAGGGACGCCGTGTAGGTGCTGTCGACGCTTGTAGTGGAGGTGGACGCCAACGTGCAACTGGTCACTACGTCCCCCTCGAACTTGCCGAGGGGACGCGCCACGAAGATGAGCTGACTGCCATCGGGCAGCGGAGTGGGCACACCGTTCTGGATGGTGCAGATGGAGAAGGGCAATTGCCCCCTCTTGACCGTCAACGCGGTGGCGGTGCGGTCATAGGAGTGTGCGGACAGCACCCCGGACACTGTGTCGAGATAGGCGAGCATGCTCACCTGCGCGTGTCAAACCTAACTGGGGTAGGTTCCAGGCACCGCCACATTGACCGCGGTCTTCAGTGCAGCCAGAAATGCAGGAAATGCGTCGAGACTGCCCCCGGCCGCGCTCACCACGTCGGCCGCCGAAAGGAGGACCTTATCGTCATTGGTGGTCTTATTCAGCGCGGCATCCAGCCGCGCTATGTTGTTGATGAGAACGGGAATCAGGGTCTTATCTATGACCTTGATGTTGCTGACCGCCGTATCCACCGCAGAAGGAAGTAGAGTACTCATGTCTTTAGGGGGCTAGTTAAGTGGAAACTGTGCGTTCCAGCGGTCCTGGCGAGCCTGACACCCGCAGCTCTTGCCGAAGAGTCGCTTGTACCACACCTTGAACGCATCGCCGCCGATAGGACCGATTGTCCGCGCGATAATATCTCCGACCCCTTTGTCTTCGGGTTTCGCTAGCGCCAGTAGGGGCTTCAAGAACGTGGGCCATGCCACTGGTTTCGTGGGTACACTTCGCGCTGCCGCGTTTTGGATCTTGAGCTGGATTTCTTCGTCGGTGAGAGCCGGCGGCAATTTGCCCCCGCGCCGATAGAAACAGGCTTTCTCGGCCTCGAATATACTGAGGTCTTCCGGGTGTTCTGCGAGACGCTTTTTCCAGTAGTTAAACAGTGTTCCACGACGCGCTAGCCGACGCACGCCTTTGCTGATCCAGAGCTCACGCTTCGCCCTCGGCCTCGCGCGCAGGGTCATGGCGTACATGAAAAAGTATAGTTCGAAATTCGTCATGCGCTAGTCTCCAGGTCCCATCCAGGTCAAGTCGGAGCACTCAGTACAGCATCCGCCCAAGCACATCCAATAGCCGCCAGTTCCCGGGTACAGTGGAGCGCAGTCGGCGGGGTTAACCTGCTGCGTGCCCCACATCTCCGTTGTGTATGACTGACTGCCCTTGCAGTGCTTCACATCAGTCCAAGTAGCCGTGTAGGTCTCATTACACATGTACATATCTGAAGGCGGCGACGCCTCCCACTGCGGCGTGCAGCAGCACCCGTTGTCGCAGGTGATAGTAAAAGAGAAACCTGATGTGCTCGCCATTATGCTTGAGAGACTGTGATGGTGACCGTTCCATCGTTGTTACAGGTACCATTTACAACCCAGCTCTTATTGGCTGCAGTCTCAGCACGAGTCGCGGCGGCCTCGGCGCGGTCGGCCGCGTTAGCTGCGTCAACTGCCGCCAGGTCAGCCGCGTCGCGAGAGCCGCTCGCCTCGGCTGCCGCTTCTGTTACAGTGGCCACGGCCTCAGTCGCAGTCTGTGCCGCTTCCTGAGCCATACTAGCTTCACTCTGCGCAAACTCTCCCCAGTTCCCCGCCGCTTCTGCTGCTTCTGCCGCGGTAGTGGCTGCAGAAGCGGCGGCGGTGGCGGCGGCCTCTGCGGCGGTCTTGGCGGCCTCTGCGGCGGCCTCTATGGCTTGGATGGCAGCCTCGAGAGCGGCCAAAAGCAGTTCGTACAACTTGTTGAACAGGATGTCCAGAAGGTTGTCTGAGGTGTCCCCAGAGCGCGTATATACGTGCGGCCACTGCCTGTATAGGTCGAAGGTGTCCAGGTTGAACGTGAGAAAGGTCTCGGTCAAGACGTTCTCGCTGAGAACCTGCGTCACCTCTATATCCTCTCCGCCGACAGAGAACTGCCCAATGACAAAGTGGATCTCGTAGTCCGTGTCCACGGGTACGTCACTAGCGGCCATATCTACCCAACAACTGGTGATACTATGATCCTCGTCGATACTGGCACTGATGAATACCACACCATCTGCCTCCACAGAGTACTTTAAGAACTTACCCTTAGTCATGCCCGCGGGGGCGAGACCGTTCACCTCGCCGTAGAAGATCTTGATCCAGTCCTGCCCCTCACTATCCGTGAAGCCCCTGAGTCGCCATGGATGATTGTCTCCTGGGGACGCGAAGAGCCAGGGGGTCATGCTCTGCTCGTCGGTGTTTATGGGATCAGCACTGCCGTCTGCCGTAGAACATGGAGCATTCCACGGCACAGCCACCTGCAGGTCCACGTCGGGTTCCTGCGCGTAAGGCGCGGTGAAAGCAGGTTGCAGAATGAGATTAGTGCGGCAGAGCTGCACTATCTGCAGATTGCCCCCTCCGTCCGCCTGGGAGTAGTTTAGCTGAAGGCCCCCACGAGGATCTTGATCCGGGTCGGTCACCTCCGCGATGGGCACTCGAAAATACTTCTGCCAAGGCTCATCCCCAGAAACCATCTCGATGGCGTCGGGGAAGTACTGCCAACCTGCATCTGCGGGCCTGCCCCACTCCAGCGTGACGCTCACCAGATTGCCGTCCTGGTTGAACTCGAACTGCAACCAGAGTTTGGCTCCTATCGGCAGTTCTGCTTTAGTCACTGCGATCCATCCCGAGTCGTCGTCGTTCTGATCGTCTCCGAGTAGTCCCCACCCGCTGTTATCCAACTCGCAGGTGTCGGGGTCGGTGGCGTCCATGCAGTGGCTATCAGAGATCACCCCCACGTGCATGGTGCCCTGCGCGTCCCACGGACCAGACACGACGCGAAATGGGAAGTCGACATCAGACTGGTCTGCGTGCTTGGACGTGATGGACAGTGCAGTGCCCGACACGGACTGACTCGCGATACGATAACCCGCACCTGGCTGAAGCGTCGATATGTCGACGGCATCTAGGATATCATTGAGCCTGCTGGCCGTGAGTTGGTCCAGCAGGGGCACATTGGCGTGGAAGCGCTGCAGTTTCTTTCGAGCACCCATAGTTAGCTGTTGCCGTAGATGATCTGGTTGAAGCCGGCGGGACCACTCAAGATCCACTCGTCCACCACAGACGTGACGCCTCCCTCCGTGTGAACGGTGCGACCGGCGCGAAGCCAGTTGCGCCCACTGGGAGCCGCGATGGACGGCGCGGAGATCTTGCCCAGGTCAGAGGGTACCGCGAGGCCCGCGCCAGAGAAAGTAGTACGCCGATAGGATATGGTGGGAGACAGATAACTGGTAACACCCGCGAAGGGCGAGTCGGCCTGGAACGCCTGGAACGCCCCAGCGTCGTCGAACACAGCCTTGTTCGTCTTGGCGACGGCACTACCCTTAGTGCCCCCGATCTTAGTCACGAACTTGGGGTGCGTGTCGATAGGTGACTCCGTGGTGCCAGCCACTAGTTCCTCAATCACAGGAGTCCCACCTGCGATGCCGGGAAACACGCCCGTGTAGGTGATTGCCATGAGCGCCCAGGTGCCGGACTTCTGCCTGCGCACTTCGCACCCACTGCAGAGCATCGTAGAGAAATCGGGGTGGGGCGTGACGTTGCGAACGGGCATGGATACCTGTACACGACTCCATGCGATCGCGAACGTCTCCACAGCCTTGTAGGTGCCGTCGTCTTGTAGCTGCAGAGTCCCACCGGACTGCCTGACCGGGGTCAGCAGCATGTTGCCTCGAGATTGTGGAGTCGCGCTCATGGTTTCATCAAAAGTTGCCTAGCCTCGTCGGGAGTCAGTTTCTGATTGATCTCCCGCAGTAGAGTGTTGGTGGTCTTCGCCTCGACTAGATGAGCGTCCGCGCCACCCATCCGCGCCACCCCACCTCCACCCCCAATGCGTGCGAGTTGGTCGGCAGACACGGCCCGCACCTGTGGTGCACGTATGCGCTCGGCGGTCTCTGCTGAATCATACTGCAGCGCTTGTATGCGCTCGGCGGTCTCTGCTACTGCCTCCGACTTCTTCTGCCTCCGCACGGGGTCAGTCTCCGCAATGGCGTCCGTCTGTTGACGAATCAGAGTCTGCCTCAGTTCTGCGGCCTTGGCGGCGTTGGCCTTCAGGTGAATGTCTGCGAGTTCCCGTTCGGACGTGCCGCGCTGCTCTGCCTGCGCACGCTCCATGTGTTCCTGGTGAGTGATGGCGGCCTCTCGCTGTTTGAGTAGTAGCGCCTGCCGATGCTCCCTGAGCGCGTCGGTCTCACTCTGCTGCTTCTGCTCGGTCTCACTCTGCTGCTTCTGCAGACGAGCGGCCTCCACGCGTTTCTGCATCGCCCCCACCTTGTCGCCCTTGGCCTCCAGCTCTGCGGCCTCGCGCTCGAGGGCGAGACGACGCGCCACCAGGTCCTTGATCTTGGCCTCTGCCGTCATCTTGGCCTCTGCCGCCTCCTTCTGCAGACTGTTGAGCTCCTCCTGCAAACGAGTCAGGTGCTCCTGCTCGCGGACCTCCTCCTGAGAGATTTCGAGTTGCTTGGACTTGTGCATGGTGTCCTCCTCGCTCTCGTCTCGCTGCTTCTGCACCTCGACGTCCTCTCGGGCCAGCCGACCGGCCTGCTGACCTCGAGATGCGCGCGGGTCGGTGCTGGCCACGAGCTGCCCTCCAGTTGCCGTCCACGCGGCCTTGCTGAACTCTTTGGCTGCGCCTTTGAAGTCCCCGTGGAACAACTTAGTGAATGCATCCTTGAGTCCTCCCAGAATGTCGTAGGTATCTATGGCCCAACCGGTGAATACCGTAGTAATCTCCTCGACGAAGGTCTTGCCCCATACGATGGCATGGCCGAAGAAGATCTTGAACTGATTGGAGATACGATCTATCTGAACGCCCAGTCGTTGCAGCTCCGCTACATCAGAGCTGGCCATTACGCCCTGCGCGTTTCCGAGTTCCTCGATGCCATCCTTGCCCTCCTTGAGGAGGGGGACCAACCTGCCGGCATTACGACCCATGAGGGCGACTACCGCGTTGTAGGCTCGTCCCTGGTCCTCTGCATGGGCGTAGCCGTCTGCTATCTTGAAGAACAACTCATCCGTGCCCGCGCCGGCCACGTCCTCCATGGTCAGACCGAAGGCGGCGAATGCATCTCGCATCTCATTGGAACCGGCGCGGGCCTTCTCCTGAGCCACCACCATGCGGTTGATTGCCATGCGCACAGAGTCGATGGGCACGTCGGTAGCCTTGGCCGCGTTGGAGATCTTCTGCACGGACTCGGTCGTCATGCCGAACTGCTCAGACATCATGCGGATATTGCGAGCCTTCTCTATGATGGCCTCGATTCCCGACTTCACGCCCTCAAACGCAAAGAGGCCCATGATGCTCCGGCCCACCTCATTCTTGAAGCTAGAGATCTCATGCTGGACCTCTCGAAGGCCGGCTGCGACGGCGCCGGTCTTCACTCCGACGTCTAGTTCTACGTGGGCTCCCATAATGTAAGGAGCGCGGAGTCAGGTCGCTAGTAACCGAGTTTGCGCATGGCCTCAGCCTCCTCCTCGGACACGATCTCCGCGTCGCTGCCCGCCAGCTCACCCATGGTGGCGCTGAACCACAGCACTTTGCCGATGGGCATAGTCATGATGGCCGCTTCCCCCATGGAGGTGCTGGTCATGAGTTTGGCTGCGTAGGCCAGCACCCACGGACTCTTGATCTCTCCAGAGTCCTCAGAGGTGAATACCTCCGGGGGCGCCCAGTAGTCGTCGATGTAGTCCACGAAGTGCTGGCACTCCCGCACGAAGTGCCCTCGACACTTGCGGAGGTCCCGCCACACGTATAGACGCTTGCGCAGACCATTGGTGCGCAGAAAGCGCACGTTGCTCTCGAAGGAGTGGGAGCAGATACGCGCAGCCAAGATGAGGTCCAGTGGCGTGTATGAAACGCCACCGGCACCTCGAAGGAATGGACTGTCCACCAGCTCCAGAGACAGGATGTCGTAGAGACAGAACGGGTGTAGGCGATGGCCCAGCACCTGATGGTCGTCACTGTTGACCCAGCTCTCCAGGAAGTTGGCGTCCACAGGATTACACGCCGGTGAGAGGCACGTCGGGGAAGCGGTTGCCCTTGATGGTCCACTTCATGACACCTTTATTCGTGCGCTTGGAGGACACGCTGATGACCGTGATGGACTTGATGTTGGGTGCCGCCCCATAGGTGAAGATGTCGCTCGGATTGGGGGCCGTGACGTCCTCACCTGCCTGATTCTTGGCCTTGGGGATGACCTCCAGAGTGACGTCGGTCTTCATGCCGAAGCCAGTCACTTGGGTGATGGTCTGCGCCTGCTCGTCGGCAATCAGTTCCTCCTCGGTGGAGGTATCCTCACCGGTGGACTCGTTGACGTAGCCGTCGATCGTGAAGTTGCCCCACGCCAGGGGCTGGATGCCGCGAATTTTAGGAGTTCCCATGCCTCGATGGATATGTCAACCCTCACGTCAGTGCGCAGTGCACACGCCACCCGAAGGGGTCGTCCCAGTGCTTGTCTGTGACGGTGCCCTTCTGCTCCTCGGGGAACGCGCCGAACAGCGCCACCCCTGCGTCCATGGCGTTCACGGCCGCGATGACGCTCGGGAGATCCGACATCAAGTCAGTCAGCGCCCCCACGCGATCGCTCTGCTTCTGCGCAGCGATGGGTTGGTCTTCACTGCGTTCACCGCGGGCCGTCATCACGTGCACCTGCAGCGAGCAGTCGTACCAGTCCTCGTCCACGACGCCCTCTAGCTTCACACAGGCGTCCACCAGCACTACTATACAGGGCATGGCCCACTTATCACTGGCCTGACCCATGAACACGTTTACCCCGTCCAGGACTGACCCTGCGCGAATCGCAGTCGGGTCTGCCGTGTCATCGATAGGGCGATTGCGAAGGAAAGCGGCCACGGCGGCCTCCACCCTCTGCCTGACTGCTGGATAGTCTGTGTTCATCGTGCGTGTAGTTCTAGACGCCGCTCGAAGTCAGCCTTCATGGCCTGGACGCGGTACTCCAGCGCATGGGTCAGCGAACTGGCGAACTGGTTGTCTGACACGAAGAAGCGCGCGGAGTTGTCGACGTGCAAACGGGGAAAACTGGGGTCGGCGCGAAAATCCGCCACGGACGCGAAGCCTCGACCCGCATGACGCGTGATGTAGTTAGGTAGGCCGGACCCTCCTGCGAAGGCGAATGAGTCGGCCCAGCTACCCTTAGCCATGCCCACGTGAGACTGCATCTCCTTCACGTAGGCTGCGTGCTCCTTCATTTCTGGCACCAGTATCTTGCGAGACCTAGTTACCCGCCCACGTCGATCGCGAACCTTAGCATGGAGGTCGCGGTTGAAGTGCATGGCCTTGAAGCCCCTCCAGCCGGGCACCTGCTGCAGTACTGCATTGATAGCGTCCACGTCACCAGAGGCCATAATGGCTCGCACATGGTCGTTGGTGTACTCTGCCGGATCAATGGGCGTCATGGCCCGACGAATGTCCCGAACCACGGCGGCGCGCCCCTCCGCGTAGGTGTTGGGAGCCGTGAAACGGATCAGCTGCTTGATGAGCATCCGAAACTGGTCGGTGACCACTAGCCGCGCATCGATGCGCAGGTCGTTTATGAACTTACCGACCCACCGGTCGAACTCTGCAGTATCGACCCTGACTGTGATTCCATCCGCCATAGCTACTCAGTGGCCGGTTCCACCAGGAACAGCTTCCAGGCGATCTCATCCTGCGCTACGTGGCTGACCTCGAGCGCCAACCCCTCGGGCATGTGGTCGGCCTCGCTCTTCACGACCTTGAGCTGCGCACCGATGCGCGGCTCCTGCGACATAGACGTCTTGCTCACCACCAACCACGTGTCGGTGATGTCCAGGTCACCACCACCCTCGCGCCTGAGTTTGGAGTCCTGAGCGCGCTCCCCGGCGTCGCCCGTGAACGGACCCACGTCGTCCAAGGTGAACGAGACTGGGGCGTTGCGCGCGATAGTGTGGGCCAGCGCGCTGGCCATGCGACGAGTGAAGGCGGACATGCTCTCCGCCGGATGTCAATCAGGTCTCCTAGACAGCCCGTGGGAGCCTCCGAGACGGACGGAAGTGCGAGTAGTAGGCCAGAATGCAAATGAGGCGCCCAGATTGCTCTGGACGCCTCATCGACCCAACCCCTTGGAATGTCTTGTGGTAGCGACTGCCGCGGGTTAAGCCTTCTCGTTTTGGTTGGTCCCCTCGTCGGACTCAGAGTCCGAGCCGTCAGGGCTGTTGGAAGCGATCTTGGGCTGCTCGAGGATGCGCCGGAAGGACACGTGGTGAATGTTCTTCACGATGCCCACGACGTTGAATTCGGCGGGGTCCACGATGTCGGGATCATCGAGGACCTTGAGCAGGTCGTCGGGTTGCCGACTGATCGCCAGGCACTCGAGAGTGCCGTCCCGCTTCTCACCCACTGCGATTGCGAAGTTGCGAAGTGCCATTGTGCTGTCAGTAGTTGCGCGGCCGACCCTGCCACTAGATCAGGGCGTGGGTCGGCCGCGAGTGTCCTTACGCCAGGGTATCCACCACGGTGCCATCGATGGCGGTGGCGGCGGTGACCACGCGTTCGCCGGCCTTGGCGATGCCGATCGCTGCGCCGTACATCCAAGTGAGGGTGTACTGATACTTGCCCTTGCCCATGTCGTAGAACTCACGGACCATGATGGTCATACCCGTGAGTGCGTCGGTTACCGTGTAGATGCGGCCCGGGATGGGGAGACCGGGGAGCACCTGACCGGGGTCCTTCGGAACGCAGGTAGCGACTGCGAGCGCCGACTTGTTGCCGAAGAAGCCGTTAAGCTTCTCCGCCGTGGCCGAGTTCATGAACGGCAGTTCGATGATGTCGACGCCGTGGACGTTGGTCAGGACGCCAGTCGCGATCGTGTTCGACGTCGGGTTATTCTGATTGCCGACGATCGTGATGTCGTCGGCGAGATTCGCGTAGGCGGCCGAACTGACCAGGCCGAAGCGACCGAGTGGGGACACGCCGCGCTTGTTGAGGATGCCGTTGATGGTCGTGACCGTGGGCCGAGCGTAGTTGGCCGTCGCGGTGACGAACTCGTTCGGGATGTTTGCGCCGGTCACCAGACCAAAGACGTAGGTGAACAGGTCGAGACCGAGGGCGTAGGCGGCCGGAGCTGCCTGCTCGTCGATCAGATTGCGGTTCGTGCTGGAGACCTCCTGGTCGTTGAAGGAGATCGACACGTGCTTGTGGTGGTCGATCTTGATCGGGACGTCGACGGTGTTGCTGTTCTGCGAGACGTAGCCGTTGGCCTGGTCATAGTCGTTGGCCGAGCCTACGACCGGAACGCGGGTCACCAACGTCTGGTTGAACAGGAGACGCTCATCGCTGTAATTGGAGGCGATGCGAGTGAGCGCCGGGAACATGAGCCGAAGGAACTCCAGGACGCGTTGCGCCACGATGGTTCCGTTCAGTGTGCCGAGTGAGTTAGCCATAGATGTGTGTTTTTGTTGCTGCGATGAGCGTCAGTCTACCTGTTGATGTCAGCTCAGTGCCCGCCCATGATCTTCTCATACCCGTGCGTGGCGTAGAACTCCGCGGCCTTCTTCGGGTCCTTGGCGGAGAGTTCGTTGTACTGTTCGAGGAGCGTCTTGCCGGTGTTCGCGTCCGTGTTAGGCGCCTTGGTGACGGCGGGTGCGCCGGCCGCCGCGATGGCCGCCAGGGCCTCGTCGCCAGGGGTGCGCGCCTCGAGCGCGCCCACTTGCCCCTTGAGCGCTTCGATGCGCTCCTGGGCCGCCGTGAGGTCGGTGCGAGTCTGGTCCCGTTCACCGGTCACGGTGGTGAGAGTGGTCTCAGCGGTCTCCCGCGCGGTGTTGGCCGCGGCGAGGTCGGTTCGTGCTTGATCGCGCTCACCGGTGAGGGTGGCGAGGTCGGTTCGCGCCTGGTCCCGCTCACCGGTAATGGTGGCGAGGTCGGCGGTCAGCTGTTTGTTGATGGCGACAAGGTCCATAGGTCAACGCTGCGTGTCAAGCAGAGCGGCGATGAGGTCGTCAAGAGAGTCGTAGGTGCCGTCGGCGAGACCCGCCTCCACAGCGCGAGGGCCCCGGAACACCTGCCCCTGCATGGTGTCGTCGGAGACGCCCGGGCAGGCCGCCCGCATCGCGTCAGTGAAATTCTTATACACGTCGTCCACCCGAGACTGGATCAGAGCGCGCTCCTCTGCAGTGAGGGGGCGCCATGGGGCACCCGCAGTCTTATACTTGCCCGCCTGAACCGCTTGAACGTTCACCCCGGCGTTCTCCAATTGCTTGGACTTGTCCAACTGTACGGTGTACACCCCGATGCTGCCGAGGTCCGCTGAGCGCGCGCAGTAGCGAGAGTGCGCCGCGGCGCCTAGCCACATGGCCGCTGAGCACATCTGTGTATCGGAGTAGGCGATCAAAGTCTTGTCCTTAGCGATCTGGCACAGGGCGGAATAGGCTTCGGGGATGCCCGTGACCACGCCGCCGGGCGAGGAGATGTCCATCACGATGGTCCCCACCTTGGGGTCGGCGGCCAACGTGCGAGCGGCATTCACCACGTCGTTCACGTCGACACCGCCACACAGGGTCTCCAGGGAGGATAGACGCTTGCCGAGTATGCCCTCCACGCTGAGGACCCCGATACCCTGCCCGGCGTTCATACGCATCATGGGCTTCTTCTCCTGCTTGGCGGCGTCCAACGCCACCACCTGCCCGGGATAGCCATTCATGTGCGTCCGCAGAGTGGACTCGATGGCTTGGAAGGTCTCCGGCAAGATGCACCAGATGCCGGAGTACACCTGACTGACGATATGTGGGTAGTCTTTCATAACTGTAGAAGCTACGCTGCCAACCCCGCCGCACCCGCGCCGCCTCCAGGTGCGGACTCCGCCTTGGTCTTCGCGGCCGCGCCGGCCTGCGGGGGGAATACGTCCTCATAGCGCACCCCTTCCTTCGCGCACTGCTCCTGCGCGAACTTCACTTCGCGAATACGAGCCACGATCTTCTCTCGCCCATCATGACCGCGGGCGGACCAGTAGTCCTCGATGGTGTTGAAGCCCACGAGCAGTCGATCGATCTCGAGTTGACCGTCCCGCCCCTGATCGACCGTGATGCGAGGGGGCACCTGCCAGGTGCAGTTCCACCACTGAGGGTCCTTGCAGCGTGGGATGCCCAGGGCAGAGTCGCGCTCATTCATCTTCATGGCCTTAGCCAGGACCCAAGTGCGAATGGGGGCGGACCAGGACTCGATCACAATCTGCTGAACCTCCTGGAAGAACCACTGCGCGTCCTCCAGAATCATGCGCGTATTCGCGCCCCCCATGCCCGCCAGAGACCACACGAACTCGGGAGAGGTGCCGAATCCCCAGGCGATGTCGCGCACCAGCCAGTCCAGGAAGCCCGTGAAAGTCGGCGAGGGCCGATTGGAGGTGAGGAGCTGCAGCTCCTCATCTGAGTTGAGCCAAGGAATCATGCCGCCACCGAAGGCCTTCTCTAGAGTGGCCTGCTGCAGTGTGGGATTGGCCTGCTTCTGCGCCTTTGTCACCAGTGTCTGCAGAGTGCCCGTGAGTCCTGTGCCTCCAGCCTCACCTGCCTTGTTCTTCACGGCCACGGCGAGCATGGAGTGGACCTTGACGGACTGCTTCTCGAGTGCCCCCAGGTCCATGATGTCGATGAGTGAGTTCACCCCATGGTACAGCCACGTGATGCCTCGAAGCTGTCCTATGCGTTCCGGGTCGTAGGCGTGGACCATGGCCTCGGCTGGAATGTCGACGTAATTGCCACTCTGATCGACGATGACCCTGTAGGCAGTCGCCTTATTGTACTTGTTGAGCACCAACCCGTCGACAGTATCATCGGGTTTGGAGCTGCTGTCTGCGATCTCGTGACTCTCGTAGTTCTGCAACTGCGGGGTTCCGAGCACAGTGTCGTCGGGGTGAGTTCCCTCCATGTTGCCGATGAGCTGCGTGAACATCTCCCCATCACCGACCACACCACGGGCGCATTGCCGCTGCATGGCCCAGAAGTTGTGCCGCCCCTCGATGTCGCAGACCTTCTTGTTGGAGGCCCAGTTGTCGAACCAGGCGTCAGACAGTTTGTTCCAGGTCTCATCCGTCGTAGTGGAGCGGGGAATGATGCCCCCGCCGACAGAATAGCGAGCCGTGCCATTCACCAGTCGCCGCACTAGTCCGACGTTGTTGCGCAACCACCTGAACTTACGAAGCAGCTCGACTCGAGTCCAGGTGTCCACCTCGCGGCGGGCGTCGAGCGGAAAGTAGGGAGCGAAGGAGCGACTAGAGGTGTAGTTGGCGCCGCCGAAGGATGAGAAGCCGCTCCAGGCTACGATGCTCTGCGCCAGTGGTTTGATGAGTTTCTCTTGGAGGAAGTTCATGGTAGTTAGAGTCGAATCATGGTGAAGTCCATCGTAGTGACGCGGATCAGGTCTCCGCTGACAGTGCGGAGCACCTCGTCCACCTCCCCAAGCAGCTCAGAGAGCGGTCGATCCACTTTGAACTGGAACTGCTTGCCGTTCATCATACCCTGGATCTGAGAGACCAAGGTACCGTCGGGAGTGCCCAATACTTCCTGCATCGCCCGGTCCCTGAGGTTCCGGATCGCCTGCAGATTCTCTGGGCACTCACTGGCGAAGGTGATGAGTGCTTGAACGAACTTTGAGGATGCAGCCATGAGCAGTCGTCACCGTCAACTCTGCGTCGCCGACGTCTGCGCGTTGGCCTCCTGCGTCTCCTTGAGCTTGGCCAGTACCTCCAGCATTTGGTGAGAGATGACCAACTGCTCCTTCATGCAGTCGCCGAGATGGTTGGGACCCACCTCGATCCAAACCCACTCGGTCTGTCCGCGCTCGTTGGTCTTCTCCACCAACTTCTCGCCAGTCATGTGCTCGACGAAGTTAGCTCCGACGTCGAAGGGCAGTAACAGTTTACCGTCGCGTTCATTGATGTGCCGATGGTACAACTCCTGTTTGAACATGGAGTCGTTGAACTGCACCAACGTCATAGCTCGTTGCCTGTGCAGGAAGGTGGACTCTCGGACCGGCACGAAGAAGCCGTGCGCCGTGGACCTACCCTGCGCCGGAACGAAACGGCCGCCAGAGGCGTAGCAGAAGTCGTAGATACCGGACTCGCGCTTGGCCTTGTAGCCGGAGTCGATGAGCCCGATGAGGATCGGGAACTTCTCGTCAGTACCCTTGAGCGTGTAGGTCTTGTTCACCAGCACCATCAAGTCGTCGAATGAGGGCGAAGACCCGTAGTCCAGCAGGTAGCACTTGCCATCATCTGACCAAGCGCAGTGCGTCCACCAGAACTCGGTCTGCTGCACGTCCACTGTCATGGTAATCATCAGCGGCTTTATGATGAGTTCGCCCAGGGCGTAGCGTGGTGAGGCGTCCCGCACCCGTTCCACCGCGGTCTGCGTCACGGCCGCGGCCTGCCTCTGAAAGGGCAAGCCCAGGAAGTTGTTGTAGAAGTCGTGCAGGCCCCCCACGGTGTCCTTGCGCTCCAAGAATGCGAGGGCCAGAGCGCCCCAGCTCATGGAGTAGAGCGCGCTGATCTGCCAGGAGATGTGGTTGCGCGGAGCGTGTGGGTTGGTCTGCTTCCACTCGCCGGCCAAGAGCATCGCAGGGGCCTCATCCTGCTTAATGTGCTCTCGGCACTCCTCACAGACGTAGGTAGTCTCGCGAGCCACGCGGTCTAGGTCCCACAGGCCGGTGCGCTTGTCCTTGGCGTCCTTTGGGATGTAGAGGCCGCCGTCCTTGCTCGTGTAGGTGAAGTGCAACTCCTGCTTGTGGCCGCAGTGCGGGCACGGCACGAAGAACTTGTGCTGACTGCCCTTCAGGAACTCCACCCACACCGTGCCGGACTCCGTGGTGGGCGTCGACGCTACTACGATCTTGCGGATGTGCTCGTACCGCGTCGTACGAGCTCGGGCCAGGTCCAGAGATGGAGCCTCGGCGCCGTTCTCCTTGGGCCACTTGTCCACCTCGTCGGCGAATAGATAGCGAATGGGGCGAGAGGCCAGGTTGGCTGGAGAGTTAGACCCGACCACGCGGAAGGTGCACGTCTTGAAGTGCATCTCCATCTTCTTAAAGTCATCGGCGTTGTCCGGTTTGAGTTCCCGCACAGCGTCGCAGTCCTCGACACGAGGTTGGAACTCGCGCTCCACCCACGACTTGCCGTTGTCCCCGGTCGATGTGACATACATTATCGGTCCCGGGTCCTCCGCGATGGCGTACATGGCGCAGTCCGCCATCCAGGTCGTCTTGCCGATCTGCACGCAAGCCACGCCAGTGATCTGATTCACCTCGGGGTCAGAGAACCAGATGTGGGGCTGCCGCATGAACGGCAGGAAGTCTAGACTCAGCCGCCCGGGGTTCGGGGAGAAGCGCTCAGACAGGCGGATGTGCGCCTCGGACCAGTGATCGCACTCCTGCCGAGTGCGGGGTCGGAGAGTGTCGAAGCAGACCTGGGCCAACAGTTCCTCAGCCTTCGTGGCCATCTTGCTCTCCTTTCCCTACCTCAACGCCTACCGCTCGAGCGAAAGCGACCCGTAGGTCTCCCACGACTAGCGCAATCTCGTCTGACCAGCGCTTCTCTAGGGCACCCGGAGTGAGACCCTTGGAGACGAGCACCATGCGGCGGGGCAACATCTCGAGTCGGGTCTTGAACTCCTTCAGGGCTCGGGTCTGCGCCCCGACTACATCCTCCCGGTCCAGAGCGCGCTTGTCGTCCTGCTCAGACTTCGGCGTGTCCTTGCGCATCTTACGGAGGGCATCCTGTGAGTCCATCCAGAGCTTGTGGTAGGTCTGCAAGAGCACAGGCTGCGGCGGGTCAGACCGAGTGGCCGCCTGGTAGAGCTCATAGTTGGTGATGCACTCCTCCTCGAGGCGCTCGATCTCTCCTCGCAGACCCCGAACCAGAGCGCTGGGGGGGACTGGAAGGTCCAGAAGGGGCTGCGGAACCCTCACGGAGGGACTGGCAGGCTCTTTGCCCGCCGAACCGGCAGGCGTTTCCTCCTGCGGAGCCCTCGGGATGCGAAAACCCTTCGGCCGAGAGCGCTTGGCCATCACCCACAGCTCGAGCTTCTTGTCATTGTCCATGGGCGCTCCCTGCTTGCACCAGCGCACGGCCGTGCTCACGGGTATATTAAAGCGCCTCGAGTAGTAGTTGTAGGAGTTCTTGTAGCCTAGGGCCATGTTGGTGGGTCTTTCTACAGACGGCCGGGTCGTCAACGGATGCCCACCGGTGAGATGGGCAAACACCTACCGACTGGGTAGGTAGTGGCGAGATGATGACGGCGCCAACTGGGCTTTCGTCGTCGCTCACAAAAAAGCCGTCCTCGCCGCCTAAACGCCGGGGC